TTCCGCTCACTAAAAAAGGAGAAGCTGTAAACTGATGCAAGAGCGCTATCAAAATCTACCAAGTTCCTTTAAGACTTTGCGTGTTAAGTAGCCTGTGAAGGTGAACATTGTGAATTTCGTTTTTAACTCGATGTCAGTTTTGCGGCTGACAGGGCGGTAAGTATTCTAGGTGAAACGCTGCATATCAGAAAGACAGGTTCGAATCCTGTACCGTCCACACTCGCGAGGGTAGTTTATTTATTTAGAATTTTAGATTTAGATTATCAAGTCCTGCATCAGGCGTGATGCAGGCATTTTTCTTACCATGATGTTTAATTTTTATATAATATACCAATGAAAGTGACGCTGGATTTATACCAATTGAAGAATATAATATCTGATATGGTGCAAGTAGGGTATATGAATGCGGTGAAATGCTATGAACCGACAAAAGATAGCATCAGTAGGAGAGAAGTGGCCAGATGGTTTGTCAATATGAATTTGGATACCGAGCTTATACGGCAAATGGAGGATGTGGGGTTGATCAAGGGTAAACGAAAAGGTTCCGGCCGAAATTCTCCTATCTATTATTCGAAAGCGGAAATAAAGCAAGCTTTATGTACAATACAAATGAATAAGTATATTAACGTATAGATATTATGACACAATTTGAATTAGAACAGGGCTTAAATGCTCTTCGTAAAGACCTATTTGCAGCCGATAGCATGGATGAAGCAACAGCCTGTAGAGTTTACAACGTAGATTGTAAGGCTGATATTATCGAGGTGATAAAAGAAGAAATTGCGACTTATGAAACCATCCTTTCAAGGTCTGTTGTGGTTGAAGACAGTGGTATGGATTATGATGCTCTTTGTGAAGTTCAAGGATTGAGCCGATACGCATAATACTACTCTTATAAAAGGATGAAAACAATTATAATTATCTTTTAATTCATATAGTTATGGACGGATTAAATTTATATCAAAAGATACAGGCTGTTTCCAACGAGGTAAAGAACATCGAAAAAAATATGACCGTTGGTGCTGGTAGTAATGCCTATAAGGCTGTCCAGGATATAGATGTTACTCTTTGTGTGAAAGATGCCGAAACGAAGTACGGTATAGTAAGTATTCCAGTTAAGCAAGAATTGATTAAATCAGAGGTGATAAGGACTATAAAAAAAGAAAATATAGAATCTATCACTTATGCTGATATCGTTAAGATGACTGTAAGGATCATCAATCTTGATAAACCAGAGGAATATATAGAGGTTGAAAGTTTCGGGCGTGGGCTTGATAGCGGAGATAAGGGATTTGGCAAGGCTTCTACTTATGCAAGAAAATATGCTTTGCTAAACGCATATAAAATAGCAACGGGTGAAGATCCGGATGACGTAAAATCAAAGGAGATGCTTACGATGGAAACACTTGATGAAAAAAGAGTTATAGTGAGCAATTTCTTGTTATCTGACAATAACAAATGCATCAGTTTTCTTCAGCGGTTCAACAAAGGATCTATTGAGGAACTTGATGCAAAAGAGATTGAAATGATTTATGATGGTATGAGAAAGAGAGGTATTGTATGATAGAAACAATGTATATAGGAAGTGGAGATATTCATGCATTATTATCAGGCAAGAATACGAAATCTCACATCTCTCTTATGCAGCGTTTTGTAAGTGGTGAAAAACCTTATTATAATGCCAAATGCAGTCCTATAGACGCTCTTAGAACCGGTGCTATATTAGAGGAAAGATTTCTTGCTTTCTTGCCTATGTGGTATTTCCCTCAATATGTCGTTCATTGCAAAGAAATGGATGTATTCAAGGCTTCTCTTGATTTTGCAGAGATAAAAGAAGGAAAATTGAATGATTTCATTGAGTTGAAGACTGTTTATCTAAACGATTATGTCGATAACATACAGCCTATAAAAGGGGATAACGCCAAGTTACTTGACTATCTCAAGAAAAAGCATAAATCATACTACAATCAAGTACAGGAGCAATTGTATTGCTCAGGGCTAAATTCATGTACTCTTACGTTCTTATGTGTTAATTCTTATAACGATGAAGAGAATATTCATAGAAAAATATCAGAAGATGATTTTACGAAAGTGAGGATTTCAAGAGATGAGCAAACTATAGAATATATTAAAGAAAGAGGAATGATATTTCAACAAATTAAAGATTTTTATACCAAATAGATTATGACAAATAAAATAACCGGACGTATTTTATCTATCAGCAATACCGTCCAAATCCAATCCAAAAACAGTGGAGCTACATTCACTAAACGGGAGTTCCTGTTGGACGCTACCACCTATGATCCTTATACCAAGGAGCGTAGCGAGTATGAAAATATTATTCCCTTAGAGTTCTCAGGCGATAAATGCACCGAACTGGACCGTTTTAAAACCGGTGATGTTGTTACCGTGTCATTTGTTCTACAGGGGCGTTCCTGGTCTACTCAGGACGGGGAGCTTAAACGTATGGTGTCCATCCGGTGTTATAAAATAGAAGCGCGTGGCGGTGTATCGCAATCCCCACAGAATGCACCAGTACAACAACCAGCACCACAGCCGACTTATCAGCAACCGCAGAACTTTCCGCCACCAGTTGATGCAAATGGTAATGCAAAGGACGATTTACCTTTTTAGTATATGTTGTTCGATTTGAAGAATGAATATCAGATACCCAAATTCAAGGAGTATGTAAACAAGCTGTTTAGTGAACGTGCGGTGGTGGAAGTGAAAAAGAAACTACCTAACCGCACGCTTGCCCAAAACAGCTATTTACATCTTCTTTTAGGCTATTTCGGTAGTGAGTATGGTTGCAGCCTTGACGAAGCCAAAATAGACTTCTATAAGAGGACTTGCAACCGTGATTTATTTGAACGTAAAACGGTCAACAAGAAGGGCAAGGAAGTAATCTACTTGCGCAGTTCAGCCGAACTGACAACAGGTGAAATGACCCTGAGTATTGACCGCTTCCGTAATTGGAGCGCATCGGTGGCAGGTATCTATCTGCCAGCTGCAAATGAACATCAAATGCTGATTTATGCCCAGCAAGAAATTGAACGTAACAAAGAGTTTATTTAGCTATGGAAGATTTATTCGGAAATGAGATAAAGCCAATCAAGATATACAACCGTGATAGTGCCGGTAGATTTTCTGATGAAAAGACAGCGAAGTATGAGCGTGCTTTGAAGGATGCTGGCAAATACAAACAGATGTATCTTGCTGCTCAATCCCGAATGAAAGGAATGGCTAATATGCTGAGGATGAAAGAAGAACTAATTTCTAAAATGAAAAATAATGGATAAATTTTTAGGTCAAGAAATCCCCGAAAAGGAAAGATGGCAGTTCCTACAGGACAATGCCGATGCAGTGGAAGAGATTGGCTATACACATCGGTTTACACCGGATGAATTAGCACAAAAGAAAGAATCTCTTGCTGAAACCTCAATCAAAATCAATGATATTGAGATAGAGAAAAAAGAAGCTATGGAAGCATTTAAGGCTGAATTAAAGCCTTTAAATGAAAAAAAACAGGAACTTCTTGAAAACATAAAGAAAGGCTCTGAATATGTTGAAAATGAAGAGTGTGTGAAGATTCTCTATCATGAAGAAAAAATGGCCGGGTATTACAACAAACTTGGTGAGCTGGTTTATTCCCGTCCTATCATGCCGCAGGAAATGCAAAGAACTATTTTTAATATTAATCGTAAAACAGGAACAGAATCATGAGCGAAAACAAAATCAACTTGGTTGTGCCGAAAGATTATAACGGCAAACCTATCGAAGTAGTGTTAAGAGAAGGTAAAGCACCCGTAGCACTTGACCCGAAAGAACCGGAAAGAGTGGTTATCAATGGAACAATAGACGCACCTTTCAGATGGTTAGAGAAACGTGTCGAACTGATTAATCAGAAAGAGACGAACATTATCGTAAACCGTGATAAGATGGGGCTGGCTCTGACGATTGATGAAACCAGCTACTATCAGACAGAAATCAACGGCATTTTGCAGCCTTCAAAAGAAATGCTGGAGTTCGGCATCAATACAGATAAGAATTGGGAACCTATCAAATTATCACAGTTTTTGAAGATGCACCGAGCTTTCTTTACTGACAAGTCGCAGAACATGATGCTTGTTTCTACTTTGAAGAGCTTCAAAGCAAAGGTAAACCAAGACATTGAGCGTAGTAAAGAAGAAAACGGAAGCAAAGTGGATAATTACTCACAGGTGGTTGATTCCAACCTTCCAAAATCTTTCAAACTAAACATTCCTCTTTTCAAAGGTTTTGCCAACGAAGAGATAGAAGTTGAGATTTACGCTGATGTGGACGGTCGTGATGTATCTCTTTCTCTTGTGTCCGCTGGTGCAAATGAAGCCATTGAAGAATACAAGAATAAGGTGATTGACGAACAACTGAAGCAAATCAGACAGATTGCACCGGACATCGTAATCATCGAAGTATAACTTTGTTAACCTGCCTGCTCAGTCTGTGAAGATATGGCGGGCAAACATGGATAAGTGACAGAATGGTATTGTAAAAGAGGCTGTTACACCTCGAAAAACAAATGTAGTGCTGCCCGTAAATCAGGGGTCTGCTCGTAAATAATGCTGATTGGTGGTTCGAGTCCACCCTTATCCTCCCATTTTACTAATTAACATGAATATACGATGAAAGCATTCGAAGAACTGAAAGGAGACCTATTAACCCGCGCTAAAAATGCAGGAGCGTGTCAAAGAGGTTATGCAATGGGATTAAGAAGCGAAACTAAAGCTGACTTACTGATGGCTATTACCGAAAATTGGTTTTGGGTATTTAGTGACGAAAAAATAGTTGATGCTGAATACTTGGAAGATAACTTTACCGAAGAAGAATTATTGCAAGCTGGTATTTACATCCGAGGCATACATAAGGTTAAAACTTCTTCATTTGCCTGCGGCAGCGCAACGGTGGAAGCCTACGACAGCGCAACGGTGAAAGCCTGCGGCAGCGCAACGGTGAAAGCCTGCGACAGCGCAACGGTGAAAGCCTACGGCAGCGCAACGGTGGAAGCCTACGGCAGCGCAACGGTGAAAGCCTGCGACAGCGCAACGGTGAAAGCCTACGGCAGCGCAACGG